TTCCTGAAACGTTTAACAAATATGATTTGTCTGGTGAAATACAAAAAGCAGCAAATTCAATAATATCGGGCGGTATTCCTAAATTTGTGGTTATGTTTAATCAAGCTACATCATTTGCAACAACGGCATTTACTATACATGGCGAATTGTCGCAAGCTAAGACTAAAAGTTTTGATGATTTTGGGTTTCAATTTAATAATTTTCAAGACTTGATAACTGGTGGTGTGACCAGTCAATTTGACTCAGACACTATATCATTGTTAGCAGAGGAATTTCAACATTTAGGTTCTTTTTTTAATTTAAATGATTTGGGGTCAATTTCTGATCCAAGAAGTCTTTGTGCCAATTTGATTAAACAAGGATTGGGAAATGTTGGTAATCTATTAGAAAAATTGACCAATGCTGGTGTCGATATAAATCAACTTGATGAAGCAGATGTTGGTGCAGTTAATTCAGTATTATCGACCATTGAAGAAAAAGCTATAGAAGAAATACAGGCAGTGACTGGCCTTAATCCATATAAACCGCTTTGTTGCTTAGAAGAAGCTTTACAGATATCCTACTTATTTCCACCAAAACTTGCTAATAGATTGGGTTCGTTAAAAAATTTATCCAATAAATTAGCCAATATAGGTGGCAATTTTAATACTGCGGCAGAATTATCTAATTTTTATGGAAGTATAGAGGTTGGAGATTTTCCAAATTTAAATAAACTAAAGACCCCGTCCCCTGATCAATTATTAATCGATTTGGTTGATAAAACTAAAGAAAGTTATGGGTCAGGAGCTGGTCCTTTTGAAAATCCTAGAGTTACGGATATTTTGGGATCCGTTGCTGGTATAGGATATGCTGACGATCTATTAGATGCTGCTAACATACAACAAGAACTATTGGCTAATGATACGGATATTATTGCCTTTAATAGTTATATCCAATCATCAAATAATCTCGACAAGAATAGATTGGCAGAGCTAATTGAAATAATTAACTCCAAGCCATCTTTACAAAATATTCTTAATAAGAATAACTTAAAAATGATTAATAGTGCTACTAAATTGGTCAACGAAGTTAATAATAGAAAATCTGCAAAAATTGATCCAGAAAATACATCAGCAACAACTGCCGATGTTGATGATTTTATAAGTCAATTATCTAGTATTGCATCTGATAGTTTTGATATAGGTACATCCTTACTAATAACTAGAATGGCCACTGACGACGTTTATGGGGAAGCTATAGTCGCTAGCTTATTGGAAACTCGTAACTTAAATCGATTAGAATCAGTCAATATACCGGTTACGAATAAAATGGATGCTTTGGCATATGCCAAACAATTGCGTTCAATGATCTAACTTTAGTTTTAGACTATTGCCGATCATTTAAATTTAAATAATTTAACTTGGGAGAATGATATGAGAGATATTATTAGAATAACATTGACACCATTTTTAATTTTGGCATTAGTATTCAGTCTTTGGATGAATATTGATCAATATACAAAATTAAGTTACTATCAAAAAATGTTTGATGATGCGCAAGAGTTTATTGCCAACGCCATCCCAAATTTTTCACAAACAAAAGCCAAAGCCGAACGCAATTTGAAAGTTAATTTGAATGAAGCAAGATGCATGGCAGAAGGCATTTACTATGAAGCAGCTACACAAAGCCTAATAGGAAAAATTGCTGTTGGTCAAGTGATTTTAAATAGAGTAAAAAGTCCAAAATATCCAAAAACAGTTTGTGATGTGGTTAACCAAAAAACTGGCGAGATCTGTCAATTTAGTTGGGCATGTGAGGATCTAAAAGATATTCCCAATAGTAAAGCATGGAAACAAAGTCAACAAGTAGCCTATGACTTACTCAGTAAAGACACAAGTCAAATGGTTGACATTACCGAGGGAGCAACACATTTTCACACCACAAAAATAAATCCCGGCTGGAAACTCAAACCCACCACTAAAATTGATGATCATCAATTTTATCGTTGAATTTAGTTAGACTTGAGTGTATAATACTTTAGTATAAGTATTTGTATAACAACGGAGCCAGTATGCCTAAAACTAAAGAAAATCCTGTTGAAATTGACGACACACTAGAAGATGAACTAGACGATATTGGTATTGATGATGAAGATTTTGGCTTTGTGATCAGTCCCGATGGAGAACTCAAAGCTGTTTTTTTACCCGATGCTGGCGTTACAGTAATACCAAAAACAGTTCAAAAAATATTGAAAATCTTTAAGATTGACGATATTAGTCAAATTGAACTAACTACTAGCGAAACGTTGCATTAAAACAACGGTAGATTTCTATGCATTTTGGTTGACTTTTCAACCAAAATGACGTATAATAGTGGTATGGAAACAAAGAAAACCACTAGAAAAAGACGTCAAGATACACGTCATGCAGTCTACTCACTGGTCAATACTGTAACCAATGAATATTATGTTGGAATTACAGTATGTGGCGGCAAACCCCAACAAGCATTGAAAGTTCGCTTTCAAAAACATGTTCGCCGCGCATTAACTGAAAACAAAGATTGGTCACTTTGCCAAAATATTCGTAAATATGGCGCAGATGTTTTTTCAGTTCTCTTAATAGATATTGTCAGAGGACGTAAGCCAGCCCATGCGGTTGAGCGTGAAATTATTAATAGTCAATTTCCAGCACTTAATAGTCATTAAAGTGTTGACTTTAATTTTATACTAGCATATAATTACTTTATTAACACAAATAGGTGTCTTAATAAGATGATGTGGCGATTGCCAAAAACATCATTGCCTTATGTTGTAAACAGTTCTAGGAGTTAATATGAGTAATAATACTACGGGTGCAAATCTTGCGCCATTCGATCCCAGCGCCGGGCTAGGCGATAAGCGAGTTCCCATTATAGACGTTGCCAAAGCGGTATCAAAACGCATCGGTGGCAAAGTAACTATGGTCAATGACCAATCTGTTATGGAGATTTTAAAATTTGCTTGGGTGCCAGCTAATAAGATTTTCATCAATTATAAACGTCAACGTTGGCCTGAGCCCAAGCATATGAAAAAGCTTTTGACCAAATGGAATATTTTCTGTGTAACACCATTGCAATGTCGTTACGACCCAAATGAAGATCGTTATTACGGCTCAGATGGTGCCCAACACACAACCGTTTGGCTTATCAAATATGGTATGTTGACTCATGTCCCATGTTTTTATGTTGAAAGCACAGATGAAAATGTTGAGTCAATACAACTGTTGGCATTGAATACAGATAGCGAGCCTATGGCCAAATATTTTATCCACAAGCAAAAGATCATGATGGGCGACGTTGACGCAATTGCTTTGGAAAAGGCTGTCACAGATGCTTATTGTGAAACTGCATATAAAAAGCGTAGTGCTGGGTGTATTACACATATCAGCCATTTACAAGATGCTTATGATAGTTATGGCGCAGGTCCATTAACCTTGGTTTTGAGTAAAATTCGCCAATTTTGGCCAAATGACAAAATTGCAGAACCTACTATGTTGGGTTTTCTAAAAGTGCGTGAATTGATGATTGATCAAAATGCATTTTCGGATCAAATATTCAATGACATGTTCTATGAAGCTAGTAATTACAGTGAGTCTAATAAAGATCTTCACTTGGCCATTAATCATGCTTTTGAACAAACATATCCTACAAATTATAAAGGTATGGGTGTACGTGAAAAAGTAGCTAGTGGTATTATTGACATTTATGAACAGGCCACTGGGGTGAAAGTCTGTGATAAGCCATTTGACATTAAAATGTCAATTATGTATAATCATCCAGAAACAATTAATGAAGATGATGAAAATGGGAGCCAATATGAGTAACTCTATCGACTTCGAGGGTCCCGTTATGGGCTATACGGGAAAAGGTTCAAATTCTGTATTTAAAAAAATGTTTATTAATTTGAAAAAGAAGAAGGAAGAATCTTCAAACACTAAACGCCGTAGTGTGTGTGAATCCACAATTTATAGAGAATTTCTAGAAGCTCGTGGGGAAAATAAAACGGAACTTATGAGACGTAATCCTACGAAGAAAGAAATTAAGGACTGGCATTGGCGGCAAGAAAATTTTTTAGAAGTAAAGCAGATTTTATCTTTTTTAAATCGAAATTTGAGTCGTGCCGCCAATCGAGGAAACAAAAGTCAAAAGATTGATGTTGATCTTGATTACGTTTATAATATCGGAGCAAGTCAGGATTTTCAATGTGCTCTCACTGGAGACGAATTGGAATTTACAAGGGGCGGCTTTTATTGGCTAGGCAAATGGTGTAATCCTCATAGTTGTACTATTGACAGAATCGATAGCAATAAAGGCTATATTAAAGGCAATATTCAGCTTATTACATGGAGAGCCAATTGTCTTAAACAGCATTTAGGAAACGAAGAATTTATCGCTTTTTGTAAGGATGTCGCATATTGGCACAAGTAATTGCGAAAATAATAAAAAGTGAAATTATATCCAAAATATAATCCAGAAACATACTACAGTAGAGATATCTTTGCTGTAGTATGTAAGACTGGCGACCTAAGACCAGTTTGGGCTAAAGTAAATAGCTTGAACTGGAAAGTTGATTACGAACCCTATTTGGCCTTATGCCAAACTCATTGCCCATGTTGTGGTAGTAAATTGAACTATGGACTAGGAAAAAATAATCCAGGTAAGAAAGATTATGAAACCCCTAGTACAGATCACATTATACCTCAAAGTTATGGTGGCACAGATTCTATTGATAACTTTTGGATAATCTGCGAGCGATGTAATAGATTTAAGAATAATGCCACTTACGAAGATATAGGTCGTATGGAAGGCATTTTGAAGGTTCTTAAAGAACAAAAGATTCTTATGGAAAATCAATAAATTTGGTTGACAAAATCAGATTCTGATACTATAATAATAGAATGAAAACACAATATGTTAAGCCAATATTAGGTGCTAAAGTCAAAGTTGTTGCGAAATATCGTAATACCTTTATCTATAGGACCAACGATTGGTTTGAAGAAACTTATGTTGGCACTGTATTGCCCAATCATAAATTAACCCCGGCTAACAGTTTTGTATTAAATACTCCTGAAGATGTCAATACAAAAATCCGAGAAATTGACATGGGGTTTGTTCAAACATTAGATTATTTGGACGGACAAGTGGCCAAAAAAGAATCAGTAACAAGTGACACACAGGTATTTTTAATTGCAGGTAGTAAAGGTTCACAATATTCTGTGACCAGGCAAGGTAAAAAATATACTTGTACTTGTAGCGGGTTCCAATTTAGAAAAAATTGTAAACATGTAGAGGAAGTAAAGCAATGAGTGATCCTTGCTATCGAGTTATAAGTGATTTAGAAGTTCATCCCAGCCGGTTGAACAAAGAAGCAATTATTCTTGCCCAAGCTGAATTTGGTAATGATGAATTTTTCTTTGGCTGTAGAACTGCATTAGATCCAATGATCACTTTTGGATTAAAACAAATTAAGGAAAAAACAGATGAAGATGGTCCTGGCTTATCTTGGGATATGTTTGTTATCTATATTACTGGTTTTATTAATCGTTCAGTTACCGGCAATGCAGCTCGTAATTCCATTGATAAAATGATGAAACAAGCCACTAAACAACAGTGGAATGGTTGGTATAGGCGCATTTTAATTAAAGACCTTCGCTGTGGTGTTAGTGAAAAAACTATCAACAAAGTAGTTGCTAAAAAATATAAAAAATATGCTATACCTATTTTTGGATGTCAATTGGCTCACGACAGTAATGGTCATGAAAGTAAAGTCACTGGCAAAAAATTAATCGAAGTCAAGTTAGATGGCGTTAGGGTTATTACCGTTGTCTACCCTGATGGCTGCGTAGATCAATTTAGTCGAAATGGCAAAGAACTGTCGAACTTTACACAAATTAAAGATCAATTAAAACGAGTTGCTAGTTCTTTTAAAGAACCTATAGTACTAGATGGTGAAGTTATGAGCTCAAGTTTTCAAGACTTGATGAAACAGGTTCACAGAAAAAGCAATGTTCAAAGCGATGATGCAATTCTTAATTTGTTTGATGTGTTGCCATTAGCAGATTTTGAAAAAGGGCGTTGTGAAACACCTCAAGAATTTAGAAGCAAATGGCTTCAAGAGTGGGTCAAAGTACACGAATTAAAACTGCCAAATGTTGCATCTGTTGGCCAAGAATTGGTTGACCTAGATACTGATGATGGTAGGAAACAGTTTAAGGAAATAAATCAAAAAGCTATCGACGGTGGTTTCGAAGGTATTATGATTAAAGATCCTGAAGCTATATATGAGACAAAAAGAGCCACTAGCTGGTTAAAACTCAAACCTTTCATTGAGGTATCCTTGGAGGTGGTAGATGTTGAAGAAGGCACTGGTAGAAATGTGGGAAAACTCGGGGCTTTGGTGGCTCGAGGGGTCGACGACGGAAGAACAATTCAGGTCAATATTGGTAGTGGTTTTAGCGATGCTGATCGTGACGAGTTTTGGATTAACCGTGCTGATATTATCGGGCATGTGGTTGAAGTCCGCGCTGATGCTATAACACAAAATCAAGATGGGTCATACAGTTTGAGATTCCCACGATTTATTCGTTTTCGTGGATTTGACCCTGGGGAAAAAATATGAGTGAAGAACTATTATGTAAAGATTGTGTTCACAGTCGAAATCATTGGTGGAGATTCCTCGGCGAACACAATTATTATTGTAGTTTAGGAACTATCAAAGGCACCATTAGTCCTGTCGATGGCAGTTCTACTGTAGATAAACCAATGCCTTGTAGTATGGCAAGAACCCGTCGTGACATTTGTGGTTTTGATGCTGAAAAATGGACTCCCAAAGATACTGCAAAAAATATGCTTACTGTTTTGAAAAGAAATTATGACACTACCACTTAATTACCAATCAATGCCAATCGAAGAAAAAAACCTATCCGTGAGAACAATCCTACAACAAGGTGTACATCAAGTGACTTTTACTAAAGTAGATGGGTCGGAAAGAACCATGCCTTGCACACTTGACAAAAATATAGTTCCACCAGCAC